CTCTTTCTTTGCCACCCATTGCTACAAAACCACCTTCGTTTCTATAATCTTTTTCCATGCCACCCATGTCAATCATTTCTGATGCTTCATCAGTTGCCATGATACCACCTTCTTGTTTACCAATTCTTCCGCCATATGCTTTTTGTTCTATGTTCATGTTTAACATATCTATAACATTTGATATTGAACTTGAGTCAGTTCCTGTAACACTAGATATTGTATCAATATCTATACCTTTTTTATTCATGTCTATAATCATCTCGATTACATCTGGTTCTAAATCAATTCCATAACCTTTTTTTGTTAAAATTTCATTTATTTTTTCTTGGTCGCCACCTAAAAAAGCAGAAGTTTCTCCACTAAATATTTGACCTAGACCAGATTTTAAATTTTTAAAAAAATCAAGAGGTCCTGCATAACCAGGTCTTGAACCATCACCACTAGGACCTACTAATTGTCCACCAGCGTAACCTATTCTACCACCATTAGCTGCCATTTGAACTGCTTCTGGTTGTTCCATGCCAGCACCCTCTGGTGCTTGTTGTGATTGTAATACTGCTTTTACAAATTGTTCAAAAGATAAATTACCACCTTTGTTTTTGTATTTAACATATTCCATCATAAGCATTTGTTCTGCTTGTGCTTCTCCTGCACCACCACCCATGTTTAAAAATGTTTGTTGTTGTCTTCTAGACATGCCTGCGCCTGATCTAATGTATTCTTCTTCATCGTCTTCATCTACTAACATACCATTAGCATAACCTGCACGACCACCATCAGCTGCATAGAAATTTTGCATTACATATTTTTTTTGTGGCATAAAATCTAAACCAGCACCTGCATCACCTGCACCGCTGTAAAAATTTTGAGCACGTTGAACCTGGTATCTTGGATCCATTTGATCTATTGGACCTTCATCCTCATCATCGCCACCCATTAAGAATGGCGCTGCAAGAGCTGTGGCACCTAGGCCAGTCATAGCTGTTCTTCCTAAACTAAACTTATTGTCTTTATCAAACATAAGAGATTTTAATAAACCGGATTTTGTATCACCTGCAAAATTTTTATAAGAAGGCATGAATAAATTTTTAAGATTAGCAAAACGACCAAGACCTTGACCACCTGCAAATATACCTTGACCGCCTAAAAACTTAGCACCACCTAGTCCATAAGCGCCTAAACCCAATAAAGCCATCTTACCAAAAGGACTTTTAGTAATTTTCTTTACAGCACGACCAGCTTTCTTTACAAGTTTACCTAAGAAATAACCTTGTCTAGGGTCCTGTAAGGAACCTATTCCTGATTGTATTTGCTGGGGTTCTTGCATTCTAGATATTGCCATAAATTTACCTTAATTCCTATGTTTACTTGGTTTTCGAGAACAAATCAAGAGGCGGCATAATAACTTTTACATCCTGTGCCATATCTTCTGGCTTATAACCCTTGGCTTCCCAGTCTTTTCTTTCCTTAAAAACCTCACCTGTTTCTTTGTGTCTATATGTTTCTTCTACTTTAGCGTCATACACTTTCATTAGTCTATTTTCTCCTTTTTAATGTTTAAAAAGCTAACTCCATAATCAAAAGAATCTGATGTGCTTGATTGTATTGTAAATGTTGATCCACCTTCTACGATTAGAGGTTGAGTTAGTAATTCTTTTGTTGTGTTTGCTGTTAGTTGCACCGATTTAATAGCTGTAATACTATTGTTTAAAATGGTTACAGTGGGTGTACCAGCTGATGTTACTAATATTGATTTAATTATTATAGTTTCATTAACACCTGGACTGCCTGCTGCAAAGACAGTCAATGCATTTCCTGTAGTGTCATTATCTTTACCTACAAATTTATATTGGTTTACTACTGCCACTATTCTAAAAAGAAACTTTTAGCTTCTATCTCCTGTTTTACTTCTTGTTGAAACGTTGTGTTTAATTTTTTTATTACAGAATCAAGATCCCTAACCAACGATTGTAAGTTAGTTTGATTGTATTCCGGTTCAGCTCTAGTTAATGATTGTACAATTTTTGCCATTATAATAAACTTGCTAGTCCTCCGTTTTTAAAATTTACTCTACCACCATAAAAGTATCCAGCTCTACCACCTTTAGCAAAAAAATCTGCCGTGTCATCAGTGGCATAACTACCCCTGTTTCTGTCAGGTATATCTGAAGCCCCTCTTCTACTACCTGTTCCACCAGGACCTGTAGGTGTATTAGCACCACCATCATCACCACCACCTTGGTTTTGATTATTAGTTTTAGTATCTGTTTTAATATCTACAATTTGATCTGTTGTGCCGGTAGTATCAGCAAAGTTTTTTCTAGCTTTTTCTATGTTTATTAAATTAGTAATTAGATTAGTTTGTTTATTTGTTCCTTTTAAATTGTATTTGCTATCTGTAAAATCTTCTTCAGTTAACTCTCCACTAATTAAATCATTTACTTGTTGTTGAGTTAAACCATATTTTTCTTGCAATGTTTTTCCGATATTTTCTTGTCTACCAGTAAAAGTTTCATCAGTCATTTTAGCAGGATTATATCCAGCCATAATTCCTTCTGGTGTATTATAACTACCACCTGGTCCTACCACAATTTGACCAATGTCATTTACCATTACACCTTGAGTACCTAATTGATTTTCCATTATGGCTCTTCTGTTTGCAGGCAATAGACCTGATGCAAAATCTGCAACTTTTGAAAGTGTGCCTATACCAGGAATAAAACCAATTCCCTTTGAAATAAGTTGTGATATTTTTGATGGAGGTGGTTTATCTAATCCATAATACTCTGGATACATTTCCATGTTTTTCATTGCTGCAGTATCTGTTGTGTAACCGGTAATAGGTGAACCTACATAAGATAATTCATTTTTACGTCTTGCATCTTGCAAAGCGTACGAGTTAGGATTCATGTTTGTTATTGTATTGGGGTCTGCATTATAAACACTAAAACCATCTCCACCGCCAGTAAAAGCATTAGTTGCAACGATACCTTGGTCGGTTACAGGATCGGCTTCAGGTAACTCAAAAGGGTTTTGTAAATACTGTTGTTGTGGAATATATTTAAAACCTGCGTCTCGTATCTCTTGGTCTGTAGCCATTACCTTCTTCCTCCTGGGTGTATATCTAATCTAAATGTCCCTAATTTCCAATTTTCATTTGCTCCTGTGTTTGCAACTTCTAATGCAATCTGTCGTGCTCTAACTCTTATATCTTTTTTAGTTGTAGTAGAGTCACAAGTAAAACTTGTCGTAGTTTCACTACTGTTTGGATATAATCTTGTTTTAAATTTGATTGCAGTTGTTCCTGTTTGATCTATAAAGTCTGGTATAAATCTACTTATTCTCATAATAAATTCACCATCTCCTCTAATGTCAGGCATTCCTACAGTTTGTCCTGTGTTATTTCTACGTTGGGTAATGTCAAAATCACCAGAAGTTATACTTGCTAGTATGGCTGTAACAACTCCACTCGCATTAATTTGATCGGTCCCTGTTTCATGTTCATAATATATTGTACAACCATCTGTATTACCGACAACGTCATAAGAACTATTGCTTGATGAATCATAGAAAGTTGCATGTGGTTTACCAAACAAAGAAGAATCTTCCCACGCTGTCCTTGCTAATGTCCCAGTTGTCCAAATAGGTCTTTCTTTTGATGAGTCCAAATAATTAAACGTAACTACTTTATCAACTATATCAGATGCAGAACTGCAATAAAACCAACTGACTTCTCCAAATAAATTATTTAAACCACAGTTTATTAAATCTCTAGCCGTAGTATTAATATTGTCGTATACAAAATCTTCTACTAGACAAGGTAATGATTTTAATTGTCCATCATAAGTAAAGAAACCATTTTCGGACATCCAATAAGCTTTACCATCTACTTCAACACAAGCATTCTTACCTATAAGCCCACAGTTTGTACCCACTTGTTGGAAAGAAAAAGTGAAAGGCGCACCAACAAATTGCATTAAAAATAATGCTGTATCAGTCCAAACATAAATAGCGTCCCTACCTTTAATAGCTCCCATAATTCTTGAGCCATCGGCTAATCTTTGTGTGCCGGCGGTATTGTTTGCAGTCACAGTGTAAGAATCTGTTTGATCTATATTTTCTTGATCAGAAAATCTAATAAAAAGATCGTCTTGTGTTGATGAACTTCCAACAGTCGTTTCTGTTCCAAAAAATACTAGGTGTCTATCTGGTGTAGATACTAAAACATGCCTTGATGCAGTAGGCGCATTAGGTATTATAGTTGCTCTAGTGTTTACTGCATTTGTTGGAGACCCATCCCATTCAAAACAAGGGCCATTATAAATAAGTGCAATTAATTTTTGACCGTAGTTATCTAAAACCCATAGTCCAGGATCAATAGTAAAATCTTGTGCTGTTGAGGATTCTCCCCATGCAACGTATTCAGAAATGTTTGTAACTGTATCTCCCCCACTATGTGATGCTTTGGTTGTGCCATTAACTTCTCTTGCACCCCCACTTAAAACATTTGTGCTAGTATTGTTTGCGGTGTAACTTATATCTTCAGTACCTATTCTAATCTCTCCAGACGTTGGAAAAGCAGAAGAGCTGCTTAAAGGAATATTAGTTACTGCATCATTAATACCAGAAGCTAGAGTTGTAGTTGCTGCTCCGCTAGTTTGACCCCCAAAGTTACCTGCTCCAAACCCATAGCCACCCAGTTGTTGAGAAGGACCAACATTGTAATAACACAAAACAGAAGCTGACCCACCGTTCGTTACAGGAGTTCCTGACTCTGTTGCAGCCATTGTAATAGTAAAAGTAGTTGAACTAGGGATTGAAGCAACCATAAATTTTATGTCTTCAAAAGAAGCATTAGTAAACGTAGATCCACTTAATCCTGTGACGTTATCAAATAAAACAATATCACCCTCTATTAATCCATGATCCCCGGTGCATGTTACTGTGACAGTTGCAGATGAAGCAGTGCTTGTAAAGTCAGATCCCGTTAAAGTTACTCGAATAGGATGAATATCATAAAATTGGCCGCCAATATATACATATAAAATTTTGTTTGTACCTATGGCAGAATATTTGACACTATCCCTGTTTTCAAATTGATGTATTGCTCTTGCCGCACCGGTAAGTTTATCTTGCCCCAATTGGGTCCAACCACCTATTTTTTCAGGTGAACCATATCTAAACCGAACATTATCGCCATCAAACCACTGCCCTTCGGCTCCGGTTTCTGTAACTTGTTTATTAAATCCTGGTGCAAAACCTAGTTTCTGTAGCATAACCCCTACTTATATATAGTTTTTAATATTTTGGTAGTATTATATTCCAATCCAGACTAGATATCAATTCCTCTAAACTAACATTTTCAAGCTCATTTTGTTTTAAATATTGGTGCAATTCCTCGACGTCCAAAATAATCCACTGGTCCTTAATGTCAAAAACCATCTTGTCAGCTTTGCTTTTAAAAAAACCTATCTTATAATTGTTCTTTATGGGTCTTAAGTCAAACTTATATTTTTGATTATGCAATATACCTTCAACATCCCAGGTTTCTTTCTGTCTTTGTTGATCAGAGGGTAGGTTAGTTACAATTAATTTTTCTATGAAATCCTTCAAATGGTTCTCATTTTAGGTATAGGAAATTCTATAAAGGTGTTCTCATCTTGAAATTTAATATCATGAAAAAAAGAAATTAAGGTTAATCTTTCTTGATTTTTTTGGTCTTCGGTCATTGCGTTAAAAGAGTGAAAACAATTAGCATCAAAAACAATAAGTCTATTATATAGACCTTCGAAATGAAAGGTTTTTTCAAACTGATTATTGTTCCATTCTTTTTCTTTTTTAATTTCGTTAAGTTCTTTTTTAGTCATCTCATCACTTTTTTCAAAATACTTATATTTAGATTGAGCAGTCTTCCCTATTATACCGTGATGTAGACCTTTCTTTTTATATATAGATGTTCCTGCTGTGCCTTCTTTATTTAAAAAAATAATCGAAGCAAATTTTGTATCTGCATCACTGTGTACCCAGTTATCGTGATCAGATTTTTTAACTTTATCAAAATGTGTTGCGGCACTAAAAGATAGTTTATCAGAAAAGTTAGGATAAAAAATAGCTGCAATTTTACCATTAACCCAATTAAAAAATTGGTAATCTAATTCATGCAATGGCATTGATCTACTACCAGCACTATATTTATTGACTTTATATTTAAACTCTTTAGATTTTTTTACGATTGCATCTGGATCATCAAAAAAATTATCTACACATGTTATAGTAGGAAAAAGCATTATAACCCCTTAAACCATCCGGCAACAGTAAACCTATTTGAATTTTTTATTTCTTTCACACCATGTTTATAATAGCATCCGTCGAAAAAAACAACCCTACCTATTTTTGGTGCAATAATTGTGCCATCTTCAAAGTAAGTATAGCCATCTGTAAAATCTTCATTTAAATATATTATAGAAGCTAGAGTAGTATTTGATTTAGCCATGTCATAATGTAAATCATGTTTACTACCTATTGGCCATCTTACAATCTCTATCCAATCCAATACAGAGTTATTTATTATTTTAGCTTCTTTATTTAATTTATCTGTTAAACTTCCAAAGTCATGTATTGATAATGGGTATGTATCTCTCCATTTTCTAACCTTGTCTTTATTGTCATGGTAAGTCTTAATTGTAAAGTCACAATCTTTTTTACTAATAAAATTATCTTTTATACTAATTATCATTAAGTTCTTTTAAACCATGAAGGTAAACCTAGATGTGGTCGTTTATCAAACATGTTATCTTTTGCACCTTTTGTTTTAATATTGTTGTAATGTAAAAATACTTGTATGCATTCTTTACCCTTAAACTTTTCTCTCCAATGTTCTAACTCACAACCAGAATAGACTAACATGTCACCTTGTTTTAAATCTACTTTTAAACCTTCTAAATATATCGGCCAATTATCGCCTCCTAAATTCATAGTCGTAGATATTTCACAACTAAATCTATCTTTATGTTTTTTTAATTCGTCGCCTTT